GATACAATTTCCGTTACATTCACACATCATCTTTTGCCTTTTTCTTTTTTTTAGGTTTACTCTCTTTTTCTTCACTATACAATTTAAAACCTCTTAATTCCCAATTCTTTTTATTTCTTTTCCAATTATCATCAGATCGTTGAATTATTTTTGAACCTCTAATTAATTTAATCATCATAAACTCCTAGAATAAGGGGGCATAAAGCCCCCATTATAATTATTGGATTGAAGAGTCAAAGTGCATTTCTACACCATAACTATCATGTAATTCGCCTACGCCATATACAGCAGTAGCAACGATTTCATCCGCTCTAAGACTTGCGTCTCTTTGCGTTTCAATCTTAATACCTTGCATAGTTGCTAAAGCTAAAGCATCTTTATGCATAACAGCACCTTTGTAATCACCAGCAGTACCAGTATTAGCCATATTTGAAGTTTCAAATATTTTAATACCAGCAAGTGTTCCTACGAAACCATTTCTCATAGCTTCATTTTGTAAGTCACCAGCATTTGGATTTGCAAAAGTATTTGTTAAGTTAGCTTTTAAATCATAAGCAATTTTTGGGTGCAATACTGCTACACATTCGTCAATCGGTAATCCAGCAGATCTTAAAGTAGATGCCGCATTAAAGATTGAAGATGCCGCTATTGCAGTTGTTCCATCACCTAGAGTAGTTGAAAAGCCATCAAATAGAGCAATTAAGTCTTGATCCATTTTTTTAGCAATACCTTCACCGAATAATCTTCCGATGTCAGCTACAACATTTCTTGGTGCAGAGTTTCTCGCTAGGTCAGTTAAAGTCGTCATTACCCCAACTTCACTTGCTGTGATCGTTACTGAACTTGGATCTACAGCACTATTGCTCAAATCTGTCGCTTCAGCAACAGCCGCCGCCGCAATAGCAGAATAAATCGGTACTTCTACAGATTTTCCGCCACCAGCAATAGTGTAATTTTTTACTAAGTTCATCATTAAAGATTTCTCTTGTATTACGAACTCAGCTTCAGCAACAATTTCCGTATATAGTTCCGATAATGTGGAACTGGTACTTTCATTAGCCATTTTAGACTCCTATTTGGTTATTGGTTAATTATAGCTGGTTTAGAATCACGTTGTTTGCGATAATCCGCATACGCTTTTCTATCCTCAGCCTTACTCATATCTAAATCTGCAATATTAAACGGTCTTGCGTCAACCTTACCAACATTCGCCTTACTTCCACTCCCAGAAGGAGTTGCCGCTTGAAAGTGAGGGTTCTGTGTTATGAACTCTTGAACATAATCATCTACACTCAATAATTCGCCTTTGGAATTATAACGTGGTTGATTATTTTCTGCAAGAACTTCTACTCTTCCATCATCATTTAGTTTAACTTTTCCTTTGAGAAGGTTTGTTACTTGCTCTGGATTGATTGCTTTATTCTTAACTGCGGAGTTTACTAGAGCATCGTTTATTTTTATTTGCTCTAATTGTTTTTGCATTTGAGATTTTTCTTGGTTAAACTTATCTGCTTGTTGTTTTAATAAATCTTCAAATTCTCCACGTTGTTTTTTACGTTCAACTTCTTGTTCTTCTTTTTCTTGTTTTAATTTCCTAGCTTCTTCTGGATCAATACCAGAATACTTTTTTTCTAGTGCTGATCTTTCTTGAGCTATTCTTTTTTGAATTATTCTCTCCAAATCATTTTGTTTTAAATTAAATGTTTTTTCTTCTTCTTTTTGTTCAGTAGCTTGTTCTACTGTTGTTGTTTCTTCAACAATTTCAGTTTTTTGCTCTTCAGCCATAATTAACTCCTTATTTAGATATTATTTAAGTATAAACTAGATTTCTACAACTGGCAACCAAGTGTGTCGGCATCTATAACCACCTCTAACTATAAACGGATCGCCTTCAGCTTTACCAGCCCAAGATCCTTGCCATATTCTTCTTATTTCTTCTTCGGTATAAGGTTTGCCAACGTGTTTTCTACAATGATCTCGGCTATCTCTTACTAATGTTCCAGTATATTTATATTTATTTAAACCAGCTTCTTTTGCTTTATAAACTGTGAACTGACCATCAAATTGCATAACGCTATCATGGGCTATTTGTGAAGCGTAACCACTCATAGTTCTTCCACGCCTATCTACATCTCCAGTAATTAAGCCTTTAATATCTTTAACCATTTCCTCAAAAGGTTTTCCAGCAATAGCATTTTGATAAACATTATTACTTATTTCAGTAAGGTATCTATTAGCTATATCTTGATAACCACTAAAACTTTGAAACTTTAATTCTGTTATCGTATCTAAATCAACTTGGGTTAGTGTTTTAAAATTATCTGGAATATTTAATTCTCCGAACTCGTCCATGAATGAGGTCACAATTCTATCATAATCCCTAACATTACTATCAGCAACTGTGGAATAGGTTTCTTCTATAAATCTTCTTATATTTGGGCGTAGCTGTATTGCTATTTGCGTTGTAATTATATCCTGTTCATTTACTGCTTTGGAGATATCTGCTATTATTCTTGCTTCTAAATCTTCTAATGTTTTTTTAATTTGTGCTTCGTGTTGATCTGCTAATCTTTCTATAAATGGATTTCTTGACATTATACATTAAAACCTTTTCTCCATGATTTAATAGCCCAATAGACAGGGGCTAAGGTTTTTTGTCCTCTAACTTTTTTGAGGATAGCCCCATGTCTTGCTAGGAAACTTCTTTGCCTAGCTGGGTTGTTCTTTTTAATAGACATTTTAGGATCGCCAAATCTAATCTTCTTTACATTACCTGTAGATCTATCTTTAACATAGACAGCAAACTTTTTTCTTTCCCCAGAAGTCCTAAAAGGTTTGTTTAGTTTAACTGCTCTGCCTTGATACTTAGGCACTAAGATTGATCTATTTTTTCTAGTATTAATTCAAAGCCAGAACTAACAGATGAGGTTGCACTTGATTTAGCTCTCATTTCAATATCAGTTTTTGGCCCTATAATTTCTGGAACAGCAAAATTCTTTTCTACAAAGCCACCTCTAGTTGTTATGAATGATCTAGTATTCCATGAATTACCATTATCTATTCCTTTTATTCGTAATATAATTTCATTTTCTAAATCTTTAGAACTCCCAATATCCATTTGTAATAAATACGCTTGGTACTTTCTAGGAATTGTATAAACAGACATTAAAGTTTGACCATAGGTTGGTTGTATTTGTGCAACTGTTGTTGATGAAACTGTTATAGTAATTGTTCCAACATTCGCATCGCCTGTATTAGCATTTACCATCTTTGCTCTAAATACTCTGATAAAACTTGTTGAACTTGCAGAGCCACCAATAGTTAATGTTTCTGTAGCAAGATCATAATTAGAATCTAGTCCTTGTATCTCAACTGTGCCTGTATTATCTGCCCCTGTATTTGAACTTGTTGCTGTTGCCGTTCCAGCAGAACTTATAAAAGTATAATCTCCGCCACCGTCCCAGATAGTTTCAAAAGATGTTCCTACAGAACCATTATATCCAAACTTTTGAATACCAGTAAAATTATTTATATTTCCTCGTTGGATAGATACACCAAACAACATTTGATTTACATTTGCAAAACTCATTTTCGTTTCCTTTTCTTTAAGTCTAAATCATGTTTTTTTGAATTACGCAAGAAAGAATTTACTCTAGCCATTGCCCATGCCGCCATTGGTATTCTTGGACGTGAACCACTAGATAAAAAAGCACCTTGTCCTCTACGATAAACTTTAGCTAATGTGCCATAAGTATATCTTTTACTAGCTTTAGCTTTGCTTCTTAGAGTTGCTTGCGTAGTTGCCGATAATGCTTTTCTTCTTACAGCCATTATATTTTGCTTCTTTGTTTTAACAATGAAAGCGGTATTCTTTTACCAGCTTTATATAAAGCACTCATTCTTTTTAAAAGACTTGCTCTTTTTGATCTTTTAGCACCTTTTAAACCGCTTAAATACTTTTTAGGTATTTTAGTTTTTTTATCTTTGGAAACTTTACGCTTCTTCGCCATTGTCGTTAGTAGGTAATGTTGTTGAGAATTGACCAATAGCACTTGAACTAGCGTCTATTTCACTATTTATTGAATTAATTGCTTCATCATCATCTACGACAGCTCTTGCGATTTGTTTATCTATTTCTTTTATAAATGTTTCTGATTTAACACCACTAGCTTTAGCAGTTTGTAAGAATTGTAAATCGCTTGCATAA